CAAAAAGTTTCAGCCCTTGACAAAAGTATATATATCATGTATACTTACAGTAACGAGGAAAGTAATACGGCAAGTTTACTTCTCCTCGTTTTTTTATGTGGTGTCAAACAGGGAAAATTCAGGCGGGTAGGATATTTCTTACCCGCCCTTGCCCCCGACGGAGGATAATGGTAAAACTCAAGCCTAAACACTACAAAGCCTTAGAACTATTTGAAGAAGGGTTACTGAACATTAAGGAGATCGCTGCAGCTTGTGACATCCCAACGCGGTCTATGTATGAACTATTTGAAGGTAACCAGGAGAAACAAGGCCAACTCGCAGTACTCTTCAAAGAAGAGCTTGCCCGCATAACCCAACGCACCACAGCCAAGATCAAAGAAATGACCAAGGACACGAAGAAGCTGGCGATATACCAACTCAACGCCAGGCTACGTGAACTCAACGCTAGAAAGAAGAAGACCGTTGTGGAGACCAAGGAGATCTGTTCTATCATGAATTCGCTGGCAAAGGTCACTCCGCAAGTGGATACAATGAATATAAGCATGACTAAAGGCATGACAGCCGAGGAGCTTGTTAATGAGTTTAAGCGACTTACAGCGCTTGCCCGGTATGCATCTATCAGAAAACGAATTCCTAGAATTGAGCAGGGAGAATCAGGATAAGTACCTTGAATTACTCCACAGGGAGATAGAATACCGCAAAAGCAAGAAAATCCTTTACTACGAACCCTACGACAAGCAGGAGATCTTCCACACTTCACCTGCCACAACCCGCGCATTTTTTGGAGGCAACCGTACCGGGAAGACGACTTCAGGGGGCATGGAGTTCCTTTTCCACGTTACGGGCCTTTATCCCAAGTGGTACCCCGAAAAACAACGTCTTAAAGGCCGTGTAAAGGGCCGTATTGCTGCGCAGGACTTCCAAAAAGGCGTAGGTGAGGTCATCATACCCTTTTTAGAAGAATGGCTTGATACGAGCCTTATAGAGAAGAAAATAAGGAATCCTATCGGTATACCTATCAAATGGATCATGAAGACCGGGAATGAGTTTGATATTCTGACATACGAGCAGACGACTGAAAGTTTTGAGGGCTGGAAAGGGCATATAGCTTGGTTTGACGAGCCTCCGCCGCGAGACAAATATATTGCAACCCTTCGGGGATTAGTAGACTATGCTGGACGGAACTGGCTTACGTTAACCCCCTTAACCCAGCCCTGGATTTTTGATGATATTTATACAAAGCATGATGGTAAAAAGATTTGTGTCGTTGTATCCGACATAACTGAGAACCCCTATATTCCACCGGCAGCAATAAAGGAGTTTGAGTCTAAGCTAACTGATGAGGAAAAGGAAGCGCGACTCCACGGAAGGTTCATGCATTTGAGTGGTATCGTGTACAAGGAGTTCAATCCTATGTACAGCATATGCGAACCTCCCTACGTTGAGAAGAGTTGGACAAGGTATTTTTGTATAGATCCGCACGAACGTACGAATACAGCTTGTCTCTGGCTAGCGGTTGATCCTGAGGGCAATCACTGGATTTATGACGAACTATGGGTGGGTGATCTAACGATAGAACAAGTAGCTCACATGATCCACGCTCAGGAGGGCGAACTCCAGCCGCACATAAGATTCATTGACCCCGCAATGGATAAAGACAATCAGCTAGCCGGGGGCTTCAACGTAAAGAAGGAGCTTGCGCGCTATGGTATATATTGTCAGAAGGCTAATACTGACAAGGATTTAGGGAAACATAGAATAAGGAAAGCGTTGAAACCGCAGTATGTTCACAGGTACGGGACAGAAGTTCCGCAGTTAAGGGTAAGCAGGACATGTACGCAGACGATATACGAGTTTCAGCATTATATATATGCGGAGAGAAAAAATAAAGAGCAATATGATCCTTCAGAGAAGACAGTAAAGAAGAACGATCACTTTATGGATTGCTTACGGTATATCTATAACTATGGGCCGGTGCATATCAACCATGCGGAAGAGGAAGATGACGGGCTTGAATGGGAAGGGACGTATACGAAGCATCCGAAACGGAAGTCACCGAAAGGGTCTTATTACTCATTGGTGGAGGGTAAATAATGCCGAGAGGAACGAAAGTGCACAGGATGTATGAGCATTTGAAATCTGCCGGTTATTCTGAAGCAAGCGCGGCTCGTATAGCACAAGACAAGACAGGACTTTCGTTAAAGACAGGCAAACCTCCAAAAAGGAAAAGGTAATCATGGCTAAAAGTAGAAGTACGAATATACCAAGAGACCCGCAAGTAGACTATGTGGTGTCCGAATTCCAGAGATATGAGAATTATCACAAGGATCGGTTCGCTACGGCACGGAATATCATTGATTACTGGAAGAATAAGCCTCCGCAGAAGGGCCTTGACTGGTCAAATGCTATCAATGTGCCGTTAATGGTTGAGGGAGAACAGGTTATAACACCTCGTCTTTTCACTGCTCTTTTCCCAAACGATGCTCCGTTGGATGTCAATGTTGAAGGTGATGCTCCTGAACAACAGGGGATTATCATTAAGGGCATAACTCAGCATTATTTTCGTGTTACCAACGCGTTGGGTGAATCATATCCTGCAATGCAGCAGGCAGTCTTGTTGGGAACAGGGTATATTGAAGGCGGAAGCTGGTATTTCAGGCGCGGATGGCAGCAAGATGCTGAGGGTAACCGGTATTTTGTACCGATTGAGTCACGCCCGGACTGTAAATTCGTGAATTTCTTTGAGATGTTCCCGCATCCAGCGAAGAGAACAGTGAATGATCCATTACCTCTTATACGACAACGGTTTGTGGATGCAGAGACGTTGAAACGGCTAGCCAACGATTCAAAGTTTGATTCAACGAAGCTGGCTGAGGCGCTTGCAACGGAGAGTGCAGACCCAAAAGACTCGGAAAAGTATGATCAATCAAAGATGAAACGGTATGAAATCCTTGATTATTGGGGCCCGTGGGATGAATCGTACGAAGAAGATGGCGAGCAGAAGACCAGACATGCGGTTCCTTACTGGATAATTGTCATTAACAGGCAGATAGCCATAAGAAACATTCCCAATCCGTACAATCACCAGATGGCTCCGTTCTGTAAGATTAAGTTGTTTGAGGATCCTGATGGTGACCAATGGTTCGGGTTTGGCGTTGGGCAGGTTGGGTTGCCAACGCAGGAGCGGATCAATAAGATTGTAAACCAACGCTTGGATAACGTTGACTTGGTTCTGAACAAGCAGGGCTTCTATAACAAGTTTGATACTGCTATCAACACGAAGAAGCTCCAGATCAGTAAGCCTGGACAGTGGCACGCGGTTTCTGATGTGAATGGAAGCATTAAATGGATGGATACGCCTGATGTTACGGCATCCAGCTACAGAGAGGAGGAGCTTGCAAAGAACGATTTTAGAGAAGCTACAGGGGCTATTGCGAACCTTCTGCCTGAAGTTGGGCAGGAACATAGGACAGCAATGGGTATTCAGCTTCTTCAGGGCGCAGCCGGAATGCGGTTCAGGCCTGTGCTTAGAAAGTGGGAAATTGATTTGGTACAACAACTTGCGATGTTTTTCTTCAGTAATTTAAAACAGTTTATGACAAGCGGTGAATGGATACAGGTTACGGGTAAGAACGGGGAAGTTGCTCCTATTCGTGTTACTCCCCAGCAGATCCAGGCAAAGGTGTTCTTCATACCTACTGGTATATCTGAAACTATCAATAAGGAAACAATGATAGGTCAGTTGCTGAGGTTTAAGGAGATAACTACCCAGGATCCTACGGTTAACAGGCAGGAGATCAATAAGCGTATAGCTGAGATCATGGGATTCAAAGATATCCATAAGCTATTAACACCGCAGAGACAGGGTCAAGTGGGTGGATTGACAGGAGATGATCAGGCTCGGATCCAGCAGATGGCGGCGGAGGGGTTTACTCCTCGTCAGATTAAGGAACAGCTGATAGGACCGAGACCACAACCACAAGCAGCTGGAGGGCCGAATGTCTAATAAAGCAATGACTGAAGACGTTGCGAAAGATATTAAGGGTTCTGGGTATTGGGAGCATGTATGCAATGAACTGGATTTCAGGATAGGGGCAGCAATCGCGAAACTGAAGATGTGCGCACCCGAAGATCTTGAGAGGTTACAGCATCGCATACAAATGCTGGAAGAACTGAAGGGATTACCCGACGAGGTAATTGAGCGAGAGGAAGTCGTAAAGTATTAAAGCGGGTTTCGGACCTGCCCGTTATCAGGCCCGTCAAAAATGGAGGATACAATGGTAGAAGATCCTAAATCAGCTGCGAACCCAGCTGCTAATCAAGGTTCAGGCGCTCCGGCAGCAGGAGCGGATAAAGGGGCTGCGAACGCTAATCCACCGGCGGATAATAAGGGGAGTCAGGGTAGTGGTCAACCTGCTAATGATGACCAAAAGATGGTGCCTCTGGGAGCACTGCACGAATCACGGGAAGAGGTGAAAACCTTGAAAGGCGAGTTAAATCAGCTGAGGCAGATGGTATCAACGCTGAGTGGGTATGGAGCTGGGGCTGGCTATGGTCAACCCAACGCACAACCCAACGTTGGATACCAGCCAACAGGTTATCAACAGCCTAACCCAACGGTTCAACAGAACGCTAAGGTTATGGAAGAACTCTGGGAAACGGATCCGAAGCGTGCAATGCAAGCAGAAATGCAGATGATGCTTTCTTGGTACGACAAAGTAAATGCTGATGTTGAGGTTCAGGAGGAGGAAGTTGCTGGTAAGTATAAGGACTTCAATACCTACAGACCTCATGTACGGAAGTATTTGCGTATGGTACGGCCTGAAGCTAGAAACAATCCGGGAGTAGTTGAGACAGCGTACTTTCTTGTTAAGGGACAAATGGCTGATCAGATAGCGAATCAAAGCCAGGAAGAACTTGCAAGAAGGATGGCGGCTGGCGAGAATGCTGCTGGAATTTCTGCGGGTGCCTCATCGGGCTCACCTGCGCCTAAAAGCGATGCACCGACTGGCGATCAGTTGAAAGCTGCTGCGGCGATGGGTATGACCATAGATGAGTATATGCAACATGCGAAGAGGTGAGTATGGGTATATTCACCAAAGGGATAAATAGAGGTGCATATAGGGGACAACTGAATTGCCCTGTGTGTAAGAGTACTGCGAACCGTTTTATTGAGTATGTAGGTCCGTATAGACTCCGTTATCGTTGTAGAAAGTGCGGGCTAAAGTTTCAATATGACATAAGCAATAATCCGAACGCTCATCCGTATGCGCCTTTTAAAAAATCCAAGTTTCAGGACTTGGCAGGGAGGACAAAATAGGAGGATTACTATGCAGTGGCACTATGATATAACAGGAGCAGAGCCGATTTTGAGAGATTATCCCGTTTATGACGCGGCTAACCTTGATAATGGCGAGCTTCTTCAATTAGGTACGACTGACCCGGATTCAGGGGCAGACGAAGGGCAGTGCGCAGTTACTGCGTACAACGCAACAGCAGCGAACCAGGCCGTTGATGCAATAGGCGTTCTCAATGAGAGCACCTATGAAGTCGGTGGCACAGTTCCTGACAGGGTTCCGTCTACGACCACGGGTCCGTACTACGGAAAGATTATCATCAATCCGTATGCCGTCTATATGGTTGAACATTCAACAGCAGCAGCTGACGACGTAGCGATTA